CCTGAACTTATAGATACTAAAGTATTTGAAAGTGGTACACCTTATAGAAATACATTTGATGCTTATGGTAATATTAGAGTTTTAAAAGTATTTTGGAAGTCTAGACGTAAGATGTTAAAGGTTACTAAGTTTGATGAGTTTGGAGATGAAGTAGTTTCATTAGAAGATGAAAACTATAAAATTAATGAGATGATAGGAGAATCATCAGAAGTCCTTTGGATTAATGAATGGTGGGAAGGTCATAAAATTGGTGGTGCTAATATGAAAGGTGCTGCTAATGCTTTATATAAAAGAATGAGACCTAAGCCAGTACAGTTTAGAAGTATGGAAAATCCTTCTAAGTGTAGTCCTGGTATTATAGGAACAATATATCAAACTAATGATAATTCAGCTGTATCCTTAATGGATAGAATGAAGCCTTACCAATACATGTATAATATTTTAATGTACAATGTAGAGTTAGCTATTGCTAAGAATCACGGTAAAATTATGTCATTAGACTTAGCTAGAATCCCTGAGAATTGGGATTTAGATCAATGGATGTCTATTGCTCAAAGTATGAATCTAGCAATCTATGATTCATTTAAAGAAGGTAATAAAGGTGCTGCTAAAGGTAAACTAGCAGGTGGACAACAATTACCTACTCCTGTTATTGACTTAGAGATGGGTAACACTATCCAATTATACATTGAAATGCTTAGTTATATTAAACATGAACTAGGTGAGATTTCAGGTATATCTGAAGCAAGACAAGGACAAATTTCTACAGAAGAAGCTGTAGGCAATGTACAAAGAAAAGTAGCTCAATCAAGTCATATAACAGAATACTGGTTTGCAGAACATGAATTTACTAGAAAGAGAGTACTTGAAGCTTTGCTTGAGACTGCTAAATATGCTTGGAAAGATAAAGGTAACAAGAAAGTACAATTTGTACTATCTGATGGAGCTACTGAAATCTTTAACTTAGATGGTGCACAATTCAATGAGATTGACTTTGATATTGCTATTACTACTGGTATAGATGATAACATTAGAAACCAATTGAAAGATTTAGCTCATGCAGGTTTACAAAATGGATTATTAAACTTCTCTCAGTTGATGGATATTATGATGACTGAAGATACTGCATCTATTAGACGTAAGATTGAAAAATCAGAGATGGATAAGATGGAGCAATCTCAAAAGCAAGAAGAAGAAAAAATAAATATCCAACGTGAACAAATGCAAGCTGCTCAAAAACAACTTGATGATACTAGACAGTTTGAATTAGAAAAACAATCTAGAGAGTTCTCTGATAACGATAAAGAGCGTGAACTTAAGTTAACTATCGCACAAATGCAATTAGAATCTAAAGAATCTAATAAAAATGATTCAGGTAGAGCTGAAGCTTTAGAAAAAATAAAAGTTCAATTAACTAAGTTGCAACACGATAAAGAGATAAAGGATAAACAACATGCTGAAACAGTTAGATCAAACATGAAAAATGAAGAACTAACTGAAAAAAAGATAATTGCAGATAAAGCTAAAAGTGCTAAAAAGCCATAAAAACTTTACAGTATTTTTATAAGAATGTTAGGAATTGTCAAAGTTGTTTAGTTAAATTAGTAAATTAAAGAGAGAGAATATATGAGTAAGGAACTATTTGAAGGTATTAATTTAGATTTATTAGCAGGGGTAGAAGCCTCATTTGATAATAAAGCTGTAACCAGTGCTCAGAGCGTTGACACTGATGATGAAAATAATGATAAATTAGACGATAAATCTAATGATAAATTAGATGTAAGCGGTTTAATTAATGTTGAGGAGATTGCAGACTTAGATGAGCCTGTCATTTATTCTAAAGATAAAAAAGATATTGATGATAAGACTCCCTCTGAAGATAAGAGTGTTCCCTCAACTCCTCTCTCTTCCTTGGTCTCAACTCTTGTAGATGAGGGAGTTTTACCGTCACTGGACGAAGAAGAATTAGGTGAAATTAAATCAGCATCTGACTTAATTGCTATAATTAACAAACAAGTTAAGAGTAATGAGTTTGCAGATTTAACAGAAGATCAAAAAGAATATTTAACAGCTTTAAGATCTGGAGTACCTAATGAAGCTTATAGACAGCAAAAAAGTATAGAGTCTCAGTATAATAACATACAAGAATATAATTTAGAATCAGATGATTCATTAGAATTAAGAAAGTTGTTAATTAAACAAGACTTTATAATTAAAGGGTATGATGAAGCAACAGCTACAAAATACTCAGAGCGTTCTGTGAATTTAGGAGAAGATGTTGATGATTCTAAAGCTGCATTAAAAAGATTACAAGAGTATCAAAAACAAGCTACTAGTAATCTTCTTAAAGAAGCTGAAGAGTCTAAAAAGGCTGCTGAAAAAGCTGCAGAAGAAAGACTTAATACTATCAAAGATAAAATTAAGTCTACTGAAGAGATTCTACCTAGTATGAAGATTAATACTAAATCTAAAGATAAAGTATATGATTTACTTACTAAGCCAGCAGGACAAGATTCTAACGGTAATCCTGTTAATGCGATTGTTAATTCCATGATTAATGATCAGGAGTACTTAATTAAATTAGCTTATTTGCATCATATCACAGATGGTATGACTAAATGGGATAAGATTGTAAGTACGTCTAAATCTGCAGCAATTAATAAGTTAGATGAACAACTTAAAAAAGAAGAATTTGCTCGTCAAACAGCAGATACAAATTCTGGAGCTACAGGCTCAAGAGCAAATAAAGGAAATAAATCAATAGCAGATGATATTTTAAATGCTTTTGGTTCAATGATATAACAACAAGTTAAAAATTAAAAACAATAAATATGACGTTAATTTCACCATTACAGATGACAGACGCTTCTACATGGAAGGGTCTTACAACTGATAATCACTTGGGAGCTATTTGGCAACAAGCGCCACAAAAGGCTTCTGACATGATTACAAAAATTCAAGCAGCTAACTTTGGTAACAACATTGATACCATGCTAGCTCAATTTCCAACTCTAGAATTTGAAGATGACAGAGACTACACATGGGAACTTGCTTCTCCTGCTTTAGACAATGTACCTTTGATTGAATGTAGAATTGATGGAACTGCCATCACTGCTACTGATGAGCCAGGATTGAACTTCACAACTTTTGAATTAGTTTTTGGTAAAGACTGGTTTGATGACACTCAACGTATTGTTGGTGAGAAAAATGAAGTTTACCCTATCTTAATCGTAGGTGAGCCAGTTCAAGAAGGTAGTAACTTTGTTTACACTTGTCGTTTAGACACAGGTGACAACAACTTGTTCTTGCCTTATGATGAAGCTGTTGCAGGAAAAAGATTCTCTGGTGAGTTCTCTCCAGTAGAAAGAGCTTTCTCTGAAAAAGGACATCAAACTCACTACAAGTCTAACATTACCATGAGAAATGCATTCACTCAAATTAGAATGATGAAAACAACTCCAGGTAACTTGAAAGGACGTAAAATGGGTACTGCATTGTTAGATGCTAACTCAGGTAAAATGTTCAAAGTATGGCAAGATTATGAGTCTTACAGATTTGACTTTGAGTTTAGACAAGACATCAACAGAATGTACATGTTTGGTACTCACAACAGAACTGAACAAGGTGGTTATGAAATTTCTGGTAAATCAGGTTTCAAAATCAAAGAAGGTGCAGGTTTGCGTCAGCAAATGGAAGCAGCTAATACTGAGTATTACAATACTTTCTCTATCTCTGATTTAACTGAAAGATTGTTAGATTTGTCAGAAGGTAAAATTCCTGGCGATAGACGTGAGTTTGTTATGAGAACTGGTGAACGTGGTGCTTACTTATTCCATAAAGCTTTAGAAAACAACACTCAATTGTATACTCCATTATTTGTTAATGATCGTGTTTACAAAGCTGGTAAAACTGCAGGGTTGTCTACTCAAATGCCTTTAGGATATGGTGGTCAATTTGTTGAATATATGGGCCCTAACGGAATTAAAGTTACTTTGTCTGTTGACTCTATGTATGATAACAGAGATAGAAATAAATTAACTCACCCTGATGGTGGTGTTGCTGAATCTTACAGATTTGATATTATGGACATCGGTACTAACGATGGTCAACCAAATATCCAAAAAGTAGGTATTGCTGGTATGCCAATCATCCACAAGTATATTGCTGGTTTGAGAAATCCATTTGATCCTGATGGCGCTGTAAGTGCAGTAGGTTCAGCTGTAGATGCTTGGGAAGAGCATAAAATGTTCATCGGTGGTGTGATTGTAAGAGATCCATCTAAGACTGCATCATTTATTTCAAATATTCAAGCATAATTAGAATAAAATTATTATCTTAGCCTCTCCCTAGCAATGGGGAGAGTGCTAAATAATAAAAAGTTAAATTTAAAGAGAGGAAAATTATGGGAACATTTAAATTACCTAATCGCAAGATTAAAGTAAAACCAATTATGAGGTCAAGAGGATTAATTACTGATCCAGAACATGAAGCGTTCTTTTTAGTAGGAAGTTCAACAATCAACATTACTGCACCTAGAGATAGAAGTGGTAAAATTATTTGTCCATTAGATGAAACTGAGAGAGCTTTTTTTGAAGATAAAGAAGAATCAGGAATGTCATTTGACAAAGGAGATTTATCTCCATATAAAAAAGAAAGAAACTTTTGGGAAAGTCATAGAATTAAACTAGGTAAAGATGTTAGGATTCTAGATTTAGCTAACCCTAAAGACTATATAGATTATAAATTGTTATTATCTAATAAAGATTTAATTGCTTCAGAACCTAAAGAAGAACTTAAAAAAAGAACATATAAATATGTTTTAGTTCCAGAGGATCACGAGCAAGCTACTAGATTAACTATTAGAGATAAACAAAAAGAAGCATACAAGTTCTTTGGTAAAATGGAAGACAGTATTGATGAAATGACAAATTTCTTAAAACTGTATGGTAAAAAAGTACCTAGCGACGCTAAGAAAACTTGGTTACAAGATCAAGTAGGTAAAATGATTGATGAGAATGTAGATACTTTCTTAGCTATTGCTAAAGATGCATCTAAAGACTTAAGATTATTTATTGAAGAGTGTGTATTTGCTGGTATTGTTAAGAAAGAAGGACGTAAATATTTCTTACAAGGTGGCGAGCCTATGGCTAACGCAGGTGAAGTTCCACTTATTCAAAATGCTATTGAGTTTTTATCAAATAAAGCAAATAGCGATATTTACATGAATTTAAAAGCTAGATTAGAAACATCTAAAAAATAATTAACTAATGACCTCAACTGAGATGAAGAAAGAGTTTCTTATCTTGTACGATAAGATAACTAATTTTGATGCTCCTGGCTATAAAGACAGTGAGATAGAAACTTTCTTAAATAAAGCTCAAGAGAGATACATGTTAAGAATTTTAGATGTATATGGGAACAAATATAGACAAGGATTTGAAGCTACTGAGATAAGACGTAAAGGTCTCTCAGAGCTTCTTAAATCTGCAAATCTTAATACTTCCGATATATCTAATAGTCAAGTAGGAGTTATGCCTAATGGAACGTTCTTTGATCTACCTACAGATTTTTTATTTGCAGTACAGGAGAGTGCTATAATATCATCAAGTGATTCATGTATAGATGGCAAGGTTGTTAAAATAAAACCAGCCACTCATGATGAGTATAATATTAATATAGATAATCCTTTTAAAAAACCTTCTAGCAAGGTTATTTGGAGATTAGATGTAGCATCTGATTCAAGTATTAAAAGACATGAGCTAATATGCGCAAGTGACTTTACTGTAAGTGAATATAACTTAAGGTATATTAAACAACCTGCTAATATTGTAATAGGTACACAAGATTGTGAATTAAACTCTATAACACATAGAGCTATCATAGATGAAGCTGTAACTATAGCAGCAGGAGCAGCAGATCCAGAAACATATCAAATAAAAATAAATGAGCAACAACGCTCTGAATAATAATTAAAACCTAAAATTAAAATGGCAAGAATAGCTAAAATTTCAGCTTTAACACCTAAGCCTAAAACTAAAACACAAGCGATTCATGTGTATGCTAAAAATCACAATGAATTAATTGATGTTGTAAATGACATTACAAGTGAAGAAGGGGTGCTAGTAGCTGATTTAATTGTAGAAAAAACTAGTGGAGCAGGTACATCAATTGCATTACCTAAATCTACAGTAACACAAGGTACAAATATTACAACTGGTGTTACAATTAATGCTCAATCAGGAGTAATTACTACTGTATCTTTAACAACTGCAGCTTCAACAGTAGCTGGACCTTTTGTAGTAACAAATAGCGCATGTTTAGCTACATCAGTAATTCAAGCAACTGTTCAATACGCTAATGGTAAAACAGGATTCCCTGTATGTCTAGTAGAAGCAGTAGCAGCAGGATCTTTCAATATTAGATTGATCAATGTTCACACATCTGCAGCATTGAACGATGTAGTAAAAATTCACTTTGCAATTCTTTAAAATTTATACAGATTATATTAACTTAAAACAAAAATTAAAATGGCAACATTTTCACAAAACGACATCACTTTATTATTTGTAGGTGGTGCAGCAACAAAAACAACTGGCTCTATTGCAGCAATGAACCAATATGAAATTGGTATCTTTACTCCAGCAGGTGCAAGAGTTACAGAATTAAGTGCAGCAACTGTAACTGAATTTATTGTAGTTCAATCTAGAGGTGCTTCTTTAGCTCCAATTGTTTCTCCAATTATTAAAAAAGCAGACGTAGTTAAAGCTTCTAGAAAAGTTTATACTGCTGCTACAGAACAAGTTGATTATATTGGTTACAATACTTCATCTGGAAGCATTGATGCAATTAATGACAACTTGTACAGAATTAGATTGTCTATGGATGAGTCTTTGACTTCTAATCATGGTCGTATTTATATCAAAGATGGTGTATACCAATCTGACGCATCTGCTACTCAAGTAGAGATTGCTAATGGTTTAGTAGCTTCTTTGATTAACAACTTTAAACGTGAGCCTGAGAAAACTATGAAGTTTGAGCGTGTAACTAGTTCAACTGTTACAAGTGCAACTACTGGTACATTAGATGTTAGATATGGTTCTCCATATGTAACTGCAGCTACTGATATTGATAACAGTGCAACTGGTACAACAATGGTTGTTGGTGATTATTTAGTTATCTTAGGTGTAGCTTATAAAGTTATTGCTTTAGATAATACTAATCAAATTGCTACATTAGATGTACCTTATCAAGGGGCTACTAACTCAGCTGTAGCTGATGCAAGTGTATCTTTTATTCAAGCTGCTGACGCTGCTATTGGTAACTGGGGTATTAAAATTTCTGGACGTCCTTGTAAATTTGTAGTAGGTAAAATTGCTTACAAAAAACAAAGATGGATAACTTCTATTCAAGATTTTGGTACTACTACTATTACTAACTCTGTTGGTGCATCTGAAGGAAACGGTACAACTGAACAAGCTCAAGAGTTTGAATACTTCATGAGAGGTAATGATTCTGAGAACTTCCACATGGGAGAACCAAACATCTTTGCACGTATTAACGATGTTGTTACAGGTACTAACTATGACCAAATCTTCTTAAACATTGAAGAAACTGGTGGTTCTTTATCTATGAACAAACGTAAGAAACAAATCGCACTTTTACTTCCTGAAACTGCACCTAACTATGCAGTAACTGGTACAGCTGATGATATCACTGACGTTCTTGAGGTATTGATCTATGGATCAGCTAACGGAAATTTAGCAATATAATTAAATAATTCTAGGGGTAGGTTGAGTTTATTCTCAGCCTCCCCTATTTTTATATAAATCTCTAAAAATCAACAAATGGCATTATCACCAAACATAGGGAATATATCTATAACTAATTCACACAGCACTATATCTATAACAGATACTACTGGTGTTTATAATGTTACAACAAATCCAGGAGGCTGGGAAACTCCAAACATTGCAGGATCAGCAGTTACTGCGGCTAGTCTTACTTTGACATTTAATGGAGGAACAGCTCAAGTAGTTGATGTAACATCACAAATACCAAGTACAGTTACTGGAGATATAGTTTTTAATGATATAACTATTGATGATTATGCTGATGGTAAAGCTACTATAGTTTATACAATAACTACAGCTAGTACAACTTACACTAAAACATTAAACATGTTATTCACTTGCATAGCAAGAGAGAACATTGACGCTATGTGGGCTAATATAGCTGGTAAGTTTTGTGCTAATAGTTGTAGTATTAAAGATGCTATAGAAGATGCTAATACAGCAGAAGGTCTATTAAGAGCTTTAAAATCAGCAGGAGCTTGTTGTAATGATACAACTTGTGTTGATAAACTACTAGAGACAATAAACAAATTTACAGAATTTGACGATTGCAGCGGCTGCTGCTAAACTTTTAAAATATAATAATATGTGCGCATGTTCAGGCTCTTGCAATTGTGAAGAAATTATAACTCTACCTACTGGTGTAGCAGGTACAGACGGAGATCAAGGTTTATTTGGAGGCTTTTCACTAGGTTGGAAGTTTAATACTTCTACTTCAACGTCACCAGCGTCTACAACTTTAAGATTTAATAGTACAACTTATAACTTAGTTAGTACTTTATATATAAACGATACTAACACAGATTCAGTAGACTCTGCGGCTTTTTTAGATGCTTTTACTAATTCAAGTAACTATGGATTGATTAAAATATTTAAAGTTGACGACTCTAGTAAATTTTGGATGGGTACTATAACAGGTAATACTGATAGTGGTACATATCATACAATAAGTGTAACTTATATTTCTCATAATGGAGCATTTGCAGCAGATGATGAGTTGGTTGTATCATTTGTACCTAAAGGAGCTACAGGTAGTACTGGGGCAACAGGAGCTAGTGGAGCAAGTTATTTTTCATATGATGCTAATAATTACAGTCACACTGGAGGGGGTGGTTCTGAAACACTAACAACTATATCATTACCTTCTAATACTTTATCTAGTAACGGGCAAGCTTTAAAAATAGAATTAGACGGTACTACAGCAGCTACAGCAAATTCAAAGGCAATGGTTGTATCTTTTGCAGGAACTACTATAGCTACTAATTCAACTACAACTGCGCCTAACAATAAAAACTTTAAAATTTTAGTTAGCGTAAGAAGATCTAGTAATACAGTAGTACACTGTAGTACAAGTATAGTTTTTGACGGTATTGCTGCTCAAACTAGCTACGCTGCTGTAACAGCTTTAACGTTGAGTACTACAAGTTATAACTTTAAAGTAGATGTAACTTCTAGTGATGTAAACGGTGTTGTTATTGTAGATTCATTGTCTTATAAAATATACTAAGATATGTCTTTAACTACTGCTATATTAAATAATAGAATATTAAATATACAGGTTAAACAAGCAGCTTTAGGAATTAAGTTAAATACTTCATTACAAGCTGATTATAAAAATCTGATATGTCTTAATAGAAAAAATGTTACTACTACTAACTTATTACAATTATTGTATAGTTATATACCATTTACTAGTGAAGTTTTCTTTGCTAGTAAAATAGATTTTGTATCTTTAGCTAGTGGAACTGGTAATTTAATATTAACTGTTAATTCAGATGTTTATACATTAACAGGAGCTGATATTGAAGATATTGACTTTGTTATAGATAGTTATGTTAATTCTATAAATTCAACAACAACACCTCAATATAAAGCATTTAAAATAGGTTCTACAATGTATGTATATTCATATGATAATACAGCTACATTTAGTGATATTTTTACATTTACATCAAGTACAACAAATTTTACAGGAACTATAACTAATTTAAGCACTGATTATAGTGAAATTTTAGATATCTGGAACAACGTAACTTCTGATGAAATTTGTCAAATAATAAACTTTGCCACTTATATAAGTGACGTAACTAAAAAATGTTAGATGAGTCATCAAATAAATAAAGA